CGGCAGGCAAGACGCGGCGCTTTCTTGCCGCCGCCTTGTCGTGTACACAAGGGACGGGGCGATCCTGCCCCATTGAGGGAGACTGCACCATGCTAGTGACTGTTGTTCTCGACAAGGGGCCGAGGGGCGTCAAGCGCTTCGCTCCGGAGCCCGAGCGCCGCGCCTATCAACGGGCCGATGCCTTGGCCGACTTGCACGCTACTGGCCACACGACAAGCCGGGACGGCGCAACCATCTACGTTTGGGCGCAGGGCTGGAATGAGCGGCGGGAGGCCTCCAATGGCCGCTAAGCGGAAGCCCGTCACCCATGACGGATATGTGCAAGCTGTCGCCCGCCTCGCGCGTGGCGCTAAGACCGCGACCCCCCAGGACCAAGCGACAATCGCCAAGGTCCGCCTCGCCTTCGGCGACGGCGAGGACGGAACGCTCGGGATCACCCGCTATAACCGATGGAAGGGCCCTGACGGTGGCGTTACCCATTGGTGCGCCGTCTGCGCCAATTCTCACCCCTCCACGCCGCACCTACTGGCCGAGACGGTCCTGCACGAACTCGGCCACGCGGTCGTGGGGCCTGGACACGGACACGGGCCCGTGTGGCGCGAGGCATGCGCTCGCCTTGGCCTAGTGGACGCCAAGGCGACTTACAGCCACGGCGACAAGCCAACCTTTGCCCCATGGCTCTTGGCCAAGCTGGAGCGCCTAGCTGTCCCCTCCGAGGGGACCATGCTGGCAAGGCCTGAGGGGTTGCCCGGCTTACCGGGAGGCGCCCCGTTGCCGCCTCCAACCATCCGCCCATGCGGCGCAGGCAAGGGGACCAAAGGCGGCAAGTCATACGGGGCCAACCGGCACGACCTTTACCTGTGCGGCTGCGTCAAGGGCCCGCGCGTGCGCTCGGCCAAGCCACTGCGGGCCCGTTGCCTGGACTGCGGGCAAGTATTCACGCGGCAAGGCGATCCGCCCGCCTAGTATCCGCCAAGTAATGTCGTGTACACAAGGGGCCCGCTAGTCGGGCCCCTTGCCATTGGGGCCCGCCCGTATGTTGCCAATCGCTCCGCGATTGGCAACGGGGAGGGGAGGTGAGCGAGCGAAGCGAGCGGAGGAGGGGAGGGGTTGGCCAGATTGCCAGTTCACTTAGGGGCCCCAGCCCCTTGGCCGTGTCAGAATGTCGCACCCTGAGCCGGGCTTGCGCCCGCCTCGCAAGGGGCCTAGACTGCGCATCGTGTACACAATGGAGTCCCCCGAATGATTGCCTCCCTCGCTCTCCTGCTCATCCAGATCGCCCTAGTGATTGGCGCCTGTTATCTCGTGCTCTGGTTTCTCGAAAGCATGGGCCTAGCGCTCCCTGCCCGCCTCATGCAGGTGCTTTGGGTCATTGCGATCCTTGTCGTGATCTACGTGCTCGCCGTCAATCTGGAGCCCATGCTCGGCTCGGTGGGCCGGGTCCGCCTCAGATAGGCCCTAGACGGCCCGACGTTGCCCCAGGACGCGCAAACGAAAGGGCCCGGCTAGCTCCCTAGCTGGGCCCCTCAGAACGCGCTCTAGCCTCGCCTAGTGCGGTTTGACGCCGCCCGCCTTCTGCAGGAAGAATTTCGCCCGTGGCGGCATGTGGGCTTGGCAAGCGAACTGCAGGACGCCCAACAGGGCCCCCTTGTCATCCTCCACCATGACGACATAGCGCCACATAGCAGCGGCGCCGCATGAGCCGCAACCGGGGATGTAGTCCACGGCTGCGATGTCGCCAGCTTTCAGCTTACCCTTGGCGTTGGCCATTGGCTCCCTCCCAGGCCGCATCCTCGGGACGGCGGAACCCGCGCGATAGTGGCGCGGGTTGGTCGCTCATCCATGGCCGAGTTGTATCCACCCTATGCCACCGCTCATTCCGCCACACTAGGACGATCCCATACCGTTGCCGGTACTGGCGGATTGTATCCTCCCGGTAGGCGTGCGCTCTAGTCCCTGCCATGTCACTTGCTCCCAATGGTGCCAATGAGCGCACCGAGGCAATTGGCATCGGGTCGCGCGTTGGCGCGGTTCGACTTGTCCACGTAGATCGCGAACGCAACACCGAAGATGATAGCGGCCGCGAGCGCCCCTATCACCGCACCATTCACCCAATCCATAACGGCCCGCTTCTCGGCTGGCCGATGGATGGTTAGCGCTTCCCGCGCCACCCGCCTTGCATCTCCTACTTTCATCTGCAACCTCCAGTTGTAAGGGCCCGTTGCCCCAGCCGCATCCTAGTGCAGGCTCGTTGCCGATCCGTTACCGGCGCCATTCGAGCCGGGCCCCTCATGCGGGTCATGCTCAATCGCCCCCTCGCGAAACTCGGCCAACTCGGCCAGTGCATCCGCCAACTCACCATAGAGCCGGTGGATAGCGGCTTTGTCGATCTCGTGTACACGATGGAGATGGAGCGCCCATGCAAGGACGATACAGAGCGCAAAGGCGAGAATGAGGGCGATGGCGGTCATAGGTCAGGCTCCCCGTGCATCTTCACCACTAGCTGCCACTCTGCCTCATTCATCGGCTCCCCCGCACTAGGGCGGCAGTTGATGCAAGGGCACCCCTCTTGCACCCGCTGCCATCGCTTGGCCCATAGCGTCATGGCGTCGTCTAGGTCGCTGTCGGCCAGCTTGGCCGCCCGCCCCGTTTCCATGATGGCATTAGCTGCGCAGAAGAGGCGGGTCCACATCTCGGCTCGGGTCATCGGCTCCCCCTACTCTCGCCCCGGTCCACGTTGCGCCGCTTCGGGCCGAAATCGCCGCCCAGGCGCGGGTTCAATGGCGGGAGGGGGAACCGCTCGCGAAACTTGGCGAGGTGTTCGTCCGCCAATCGCGGCACTTGGTCCGCGCTAAACCCGCCTTGCGCAGTGGCGCAAGCGAACATGAGCCAAGCCAATTCGTCGCTTATCCGCTCATTCATGGCTGCACCAGTGCCGCCCATAGGAGGCCCCCCGCTAGACAGTAGCTCGCCACTGCGAGCGTGAAAAGGACAACGCGGCGCACAGTTACCTCCAATAGCTAGGGTGAGCGGCTATCACCAAGCCCGCGCCCACCAAGAACCCGAGGCAAAAAGCCGCGAGCACAAGTAACCCCATCACGTCGCACATAGTGCGCCCCTCCCTCGTGTACACGATAGGGGACGCGGTCGCTGGGTGTTGGGCGCCGCGTCCCCTAGAACGCCGAAAGGGCCCGCACTAGGCGGGCCCCGTCAGCGATGCGATTTTCGCCCCTCAGGCGGCGGCGAGATCGGCCGCCGTGATCCCCAGGGCTTTCATCTGGGCGATAGCCTTCCGCCGCTTGGCCGCTTCCTTGTCGTGGAGCGGATTGGGGATGCCGAAGGAGAGATTGAGGCGGGCCCCAGCCGGGAGGTCCAAGCCGGTATCATCCAGCTTGTGCCATGCGCTGGCGCCGCCAGCCACCATGCAGAGCGCACCGCTCTTGCTCGGCTGCGCCGCAGCGAGCGCCGCCTCCGACACGGGGAGCCGAACGACGAGGAAATCGCCGTCGCGGGTCACTTGCACGTTGCCCGCCAGCTTGGCCCAACGCGGCGCCTTGGGCGTCATGTCGGGCAGGATGCGCGGCGCATCGGTCTTCTCGGTCTTGCTCATGTCACGTCTCCAATTTGGGCCCCTCAGGGCCGTGCCAGGGTCTAACCACCCTACGAGAAGCCCGGCGCGACAAGCCGGGCCCCTCATGCGACGGTTAGCGGCGGACTAGCTGCTTTGGACGCAACTTGCGTTGTGCCTGCACGTTGGCCTCGGTCCGCTCTACCGCAGCGATAACCTTGCCGATCCCGTACAGGGCCCACCCAACTAGGGCGACGAATGTGAGAAGTTCCAGCATTGGGGTCATGTCCACGTCCGACGCCTGCACTTTCGCCACACTGCCCTAGTTCGCCCCCGTCGTCTATGCGACAGACTGTCGCAGGGTGCGGCGGACCCATCTGAGGGGCTTGAGGGGCCCGCCGCCCGGCCAGCGCCGCCCAAGGAGAACCGGCGCCGACCGAGGCCGCAGACTGCCACAACTCGGCCGCCTCTGTCGCTGCGACATTCCGCCGCATCGTGTACACGAGAAGCGCAGGGTGCGACAATTTGTCAGCTAGGCTCGGGCCCCCTCGGTGTGGCACTCTCGGCCGCTGGGCGCTCTCCGCCCCTGTCTTGCAGCAGTAAACCAGGAGTTGACGGGATCATGTACCGGACGCAGAAAGCGCGCGGCGTTGCCGCAGTGAACGACATTCAGTATATCCTCCCCCCGTGGGTGCAACCCGAACCGTTCCGGGCCATCCTCCCCTATAGCTTCCCCCAAAGCTTCGAGTTCCCGCTTTTTGCCCGCCCATGCCCGGAAACGCCCAGGCATGGGTTCGTGGAGTCGCGGGAGTGTAGCTCCACCGAAGACCTCCTTAAGGTGTTCGCGGAAACCCACGCGCAGGACAAGAATGGGGAGGTGCTGATTATGCGCCGCCTGAACGGGCGCGCCTCCGCAGTCGCGACGGAGGGAGGGGTCACTTGGGGGGTAGGCAATGATGGGGTGACGGGTGGGAAGGGTCAGCAATGGATCATCCCCTGCCCCGCAGGCCATTTCACCAAAACGATCCACGGGTGGGACCCACGGTTCCGTACCGACATCAAGGGCGCCGCCTATGCGGAGCTAGTCGAGCACGATGGGGAGCCGCGTATCGTCCAGTTGCGCGACGGCCCCATGGTCGCAAAGGTATCGGGGAACTGGGTTCCCCACGCGGACTACAAGGTGACGGAGGTAGTCTCCCCATCTGTGAAAGACCTGGACGATCTGCTGGCATGGGAAACCCTGTGCAAGAAGGCGCAGAAGGGAACAGCCGTATGGCTCATTAACGCGGGTCTCACGTCCCACGCCGCCGTCCAGGCTATCACCCACGGCCTCGCCGTGGTGACGAAGCAGGTGGAGGTGGGGGAGGTGCTCCAGCCCGAGCATGACCAGCCGAAGAAGCTCAGGCGCCGCGATTTCCTCTACATGCGGAACGCGGGGAAGAAGCGCGTCTTCATCGACCGGCTGAGTGCCGCGCCCCTGGCCATCTCCACCCTTCACGCCATGCCGCTGTGGGGGAGGGAACCGCATCTCCTGCGCCTGCGTATCCTGGGCGCCATGACCATGCTGCGCCTCCTGGCCGCGTCGTGCATCGGCGAGGATAGGCACTACTACCGCTGCGGGCCGGGAAACACCGTGAAGGCCCAGAGGCATCGGAAGGACAAGAAACCGGGAACGTCGCGCCTCCCCTGGAAGCTCCTGGTGGGGAATGACGATGGGCAGATCGTGAGTTCCCAACGCCGTAGCGCAGTGCAGGACGCGGTGCTGGGGCAGAACCTGAAGATGCTCAGGGAACTCTGCCGCCTCTGCGCGGAGGACTTCGAGGAGCGCGGGTGGGAGTCCGGGAACGGCAACGACGGGTTCAACGCGGGCAAGTGTGGCAACCCGCGCTGCGAAATCTGCAACAACGGGGAGGAGGACCACGACCCGGATGTCCGCGTCCGCGACAAGTACGGCTATGGGGGACCCAAGTGGGCCGCTAGCGCCCGCATCGCGGAGTCTCTGGCCATGGCGTTGCTCGCCTTCCGCGACAAGCCGAACCAGAACACCTGGGACGACGTGGTCAGCTGCTACAACCGTGGCGTGCTCGCCGCCCATAACGGGGGCCGGGCGCTGGACAAGTTCACGGACTGGAACCACATCGACATGTGCGCCAAGGCCCCGCAGTTCGGGTTCATGGGCCGCATGGCGATGGAGTGCGTCGCGGAGACGAAGAAGCCCGTCACGAAGAAGGAGAAGAACCCCGCGAAGAAGATGTCCGCCACGCAAATCCAGCAGGGCTGGAAGAGCATCCCCAAGGGGAAGGCCAAATACCTCTTCCCCAAGGCCACTCACGAGGCAATGAAGGCGGACTTGGAGAAGATCGAGATGGCCATGATGACCAACTCGGTGCCGCCGAACCCCTCTATGGGGGTGGGGCTATCGACGGACGAGGCTATGATGGGAGTGGGCCTCATGAAGAACGAGGCCATGATCGTCTTCGACCCCCTCATCTACGGCGATGAGGCCGTCTTCAACGAAGACAAAAAGCTCGCCGAGGGGACGCACTACCTCGACGGCGAGGGGAAGCTCACCTCGAAGGAGGTCATCCCCGAGAAGATCCCCTATCAGGAGGCGGCGGAAAGGGCCTTCAAGAAGCTGGAGAAGAGGCTGCCCATCATATCCACGACCTACTCCGGGGATGATGGGGACTTCCTGTGAGATGCCCCCTCGACGACGCGAGTTGCGACTTGAACGCGTGCAACTTCACCAACCAATGCATGCACGCCAATCAGAGGAAATTCGACGTGAAGTGCCCGCTCCAAGACAACGCCTTTTGCCTCTTCGAGGGGTGCTACGACGCCGGAAAGTGTCAGAGGATCGCCGTGATAGCCGCCAGCGTAACCGGGGATAACATCGTCCAGCACGGGCTGATGAACTGCCCCACATACCGATGCCCGTGCAGCCTGGAGGAGTGCAGCAAGGCCAAACGCTGCAAGTACCTCCAAGACCCGCAGCAAGGGAACGGGGCCAAGTCCTCGTTCTACTGCTGCGCCACCAAGCCCGAAAACTGCGTCACCCAATGCGCCGGCTGCCAACTGATCCAGGCCGAGCGCATCGTCCCCAACGCCTCAGTGGAGCCCGCCCCGCCCATGAAGTCCTATCAGTCTGCGAAGAAGCCCTGTCACGAGGGGGTCTACTACCTCGGCCAGTGCGGCAAAGCGAACATCTACGTCGGGAAGGAGTCGCAAGTCGGCCGCCGTCCCTACTACAACTCCACAAAGGACTTCAAGCTCATCGTCTCCCTCATCGAGTCGGGGGGATGGTTCAGCAAGGAGAACAAGGGCGACGAGTTCCTGGTGACGGGCAACGCCGCCGCCAAGGCGTGTCTGCCCGAGGAACTCTTCCGGCAGGACAAGCCGATCCCGTTCCTCCACGTCGCTTGGCCCGACTACGGCGCCGTGGCGTTGGGGCGGGACTGGTGGGCCTCGTTCATCTCCGCCGTGGCAAAGATCGACGGGGACGTGGTGCTCTACTGCATGGGCGGTCACGGGAGGACTGGCAGCGCCGCTGCGATCCTCGCCGTCCTCTGCGATTGGTGCCCGAGGGACTACTGCCCCGTGGCTTGGGTGAGAGACACCTACTGCCCCGAGGTGGTGGAGAGCGAGGTCCAGATCGAGTACATCGAGGAGATCACCGGCGCCAAGGTGATCTCCAAGCCCGCCAAGTGGTACGGGAGTCAGTACAACATGTGGGAGAACCGGGGTGGGACCAGCGCCACCTCGGAGCCGACCAAGCTGACCGTCGTGGCCAGGGCGGACGATGACGAGGAGGACGAGGGGGACATCACCCCGTCCCTCTCCAACAACAAGTACAAGAAACACGCTGCGAGGTTACGAAGAGCTGGTCACAAGATGCCTACAATTAAAGAGATGGAGGACCGCTACGAAACCGTCGTGGACGGCAACCTCTTCGAGTGGAACGCCGTTCTTAGCAAGTTCGAATGGCTTGCCTACATCGGCGAAGATGAGCAGGAGAGCGTAAGTGCAGACCCAGGAAAGCAAGAGCAGCCCGACCCTGTTGGGTAAGCTAAAGGTGCGCCGTGTCGATGAAGCCGGACAGTTCCTCCAATGGCTCAAGTACGCCAAGCGAGGTCAGTGGTGCCGTTACTGGCACGGACATCTCTGCATTGACCGAGAGTCTCCTCCCCGCACTCTCCTCCCCGATGTCGCTTGGCGATTTATGGAAAGGGCAGATGAAGTCGCTTCAACTGCCTACCGTGCAAGCCGTGCTGGACGGTGCCTACTCTTTCAAAAGCGCAACCCGCTCTATGGGTGGGACTATCTCGCTGTCAAGACTTGAGGACACCATGGCCAAACCGAACCTGAAATTCCTCACGTACTCCCACTACGTTCACAAGTTCGTCCCCATAAAGGAGTTGAACCTCGGGCCGGGCGGGAGCACCTACGTGCAGTTCCACTACAACGAGGGGAAGCCCGACGAGTCCATCCTCCAGGTGGTGCTGGAGGACCGTGGAGGGAAACCTCACTTCACCGTCTCCATCTCCTCCGAGGGGCAGTATGCGAGAGTGCTCAAGGGGAGCTTTGCGAAGATGCGCGAGGTGGGCTGGCTGCCGAAGACTGCAAAGGCGCAGCTGCAACTCTACAAAAGAGTGCTCCGCGACGTCTTGTCACATATCGACGAGGGGCTGCACTATGTTATAGACTTGGGCGGCCAGAAGCAGAAACTGCGCTGCCGCTGCGGGCAGCACAAGTTTGGCCCGGACTCGTCTCGCAACTGCGGCACCTTCAACGCCACGATGGACCGCGCTCGAAACGTAATGAACCTGTGAGGCCCCATGGCAGACCCCCTCGACCCTATCATCGCCGACGACACCGATGTCATCTCGCGCGTGCTTTCCGTCGCTCCTGCGCAAGTGAGCGACGCTGCGCTCGACGCGCTCATCGCCAAGCTGCGGCAAGACCGCGCCCTGTTCATCAAGGCCGACGCCAACAAAGGAGCACCGAAAGATGAGGAAGCCCCGAAGGAAGCCGAGACGGATCAAGCTACGGAGTAACGAGTTCTGGGGCATCCGCTCCGGGACCGTCACGAAGCTTGGCGAACGCATCTTCAAGATCAAAAAATGGGGTGGCGGCGTCAATAACGGGAAGCTCCCTTCCCGGAAGGCCCGCACCTACAAGAACGCGAAGCTCTCCCGCATGAGCGCCCTGCTCGGTGCGGTGCGCTTCGTCCAGAAAGGACGGAAAGACCGTGTCGGAGCTTAAGTTCAAGATCGAGAACAAGGGCGACGTTATGACCGTCATCTGGTCTAACGGCTCGTCTCAGCCTGCAACCCCTGTGGAGGTGGAACTGTGGCATCGAAACCGAGAGCTGGAAAAGGCCGGCGCCGAGTTGGGAAAGTACCTCTCACCAAAGACGCTGGAGGACGCCGCCATCTGTCTCAAGAAGCTGGCGGACCTGAAGCCGGACAAGACAGCCGTTACATCATCGAGCACGGACAAGTCGAAGTCCTCGACGGGGGCAAGCTCGTCATCCGCCTCAAAGTCGGGCCCCGAAGGGTGGAGTGAGGCGCGGAAGCAGTACGAGAAGCGGAAGAAGGAACGGGAAGATGCAGCAAGAGCAGCCGCCGACGCCAAGTCCGACGCCCCCAGGTTCGGGAAACGTAGTCCAATTGCCGGTCCCAAGGGCACCCTCCCCGGGTGACGGGCTCTTCTCCGCGATCAACCCGACGTTCCAGCAGTTCTGGGACCCCACCTCCGCGCGGGTCCTGATGGAGTGCCCGGAGAAGTACCACCTCCGCCAAGTGGAGGGGTGGCACGCTCCGGGCGAGAGCGTGCATCTGGAGTTCGGCCGCGCGGCGGGTGAGGGGCTGGAGAAGTTCCACCGCGCCATCATCGAAGAAGGAGCCGATCATGAGCATGCACTACGTCTGGGGATGCGAGCTGCACTCGAAGCTAGTTGGGACAGCGTCGCGGGGAAGCCCAAACTGGGCACTTACGAGGCCGTCTGGCGATGTCAAGGGACTACTAAATTCAAGAACAAGGCCGGTAACGCTGCAAAGTGTCCGTACTCACACAAAGGGAAACTTTTCCCCGCTCCTGGTCCTGACATATGCTCATGCGGGTCCCCCACGACCCATTCGACGGAGTGGTTCCCGACCCTCGCGGGGAAGGACCGCTTCGCGCTGATGCGCCTGCTAGTCTGGTACGGGGAGGAGATCAAGGGCGGCGCCCTGCAGCCCGTCTCTATCACGCACCGAGTGGAGACGCCGCTAAACCCACCGAGCCCAACCTTTGAGGGGCCGGAGCCTTACGTGGAGCAGCACGTCGCCCTAGTGGAAGTCCCCTTCAAGGTGCCCTTCATCTCGACGCCGGATGGGGAGCAGGTCTACCTCACTGGCTGGTTCGACGCGGTGAAGCGCCTGGGCGACGAGGTCCTCGTCACGGACTACAAGACGACGAAGAAGCCCCTCGGCACCATGTACTTCTCCCAGTACGCGCCCAACCCCCAGGTGGACATCTACGACCTCGTCGCGGATGGCTTCCTCAAGGCGAAGGGTCTTCCCTATGCGGGCGTGGTGATCGAGGCTATCCAGACGCTAGTGAACGGCGTCCGGTTCGGCTTCCGCGTATACAAGAACGGCCCGGAGAACCGGAACGAACTAACCCGCGAGTTGTCCTACTACATCAGCATGGCGTGGCAGTATGCGAAGGGCGGCTGGTGGCCTAAGAACCGGAGCCACTGCGCTATGTGCGAGTTCAAGGGCGTCTGCTCGGCGGCCCCCGCCAGTCGGCCCCACATCCTCGCGGGGAACTTCAAGCGGTACAGGTGGAACCCCCTCACCAGACAGCAGGAGCCACTATGAGGCCGCTCTGCCCTAGCTGCTCGGCGCCCATGGAGAGGGTGCCGTCATTCGGCATCCTCTACTGGTGCCAACTGTGCAAGCACCTCCGCAACATCTACATGGTCAAGGCGTGGGAGAAGCCCCGATGCGCATACACTACATGAGCGATCTACACATGGAGTTCGGCGCCCTCCAGCAGCCCCTCCCCAAGGGGGAGGTCTTGCTGCTAGCCGGGGATATCACCCTCTGCGCGGCCCTCCATAAGCACAAGACGGACCCCCGCGCCCGGAAGATCAAGAAGGCGACGCACGCCCTCTTCACCGAGGCGCAGGAGAACTTCGACCGCATCTTCGCCATCACGGGGAACCACGAGCCCTATGGGAGCTACTACGAGGACAGCCTGACCACCCTACGGGAGGACCCCTACGCGGGCTTCGCGCGCTGGCTGGACTGCGAGGCCGTGGCGCTGGACGACCGCACCATCCTCTTCGGCGCCACCCTCTGGACCGACATGGACCGGGGGAACCCGCTCAGCCACATGAAGGTCGAGCAGGGGATGAATGACTTCCAGTACGTGTACACGAGGAACGAGCATGGCCTATGGACCACCTACGATGCGGCGATGCACCACGAGAAGGCGCTCTACCGCCTCGACATGCTCAGCCGTGACAACCCCGACAAGACCATCGTCGTGATGACGCACCACGCCCCCTCTTGGCTGGGGATCGGCTCGTCGCACCACAACAGCGAGATCAACGCGGGGTACGCGAGCAACCTCCACCGCTTCATCGAGGAGCACCCCAATATCCGCTACTGGGTCCACGGCCACACCCACATCCGCGCTAACTACGACATCCACCAATGCAAGGTCATGGCCAACTGCCGTGGCTATGCGAGCACCGGCGAGGCCAAGGGCTTCGAACCCGACTGCAGTTTCACAGTGGAGCACTAACATGCCCTTCCCCCTGATCGAGTTTCTCACGCCCGTGGTTATCTCCGCCTTTATCGGCGGAGCGTCGGTGTGGCTTGTCTTTCGCATCTTCTACGGCCGCTGACCTGCGGCAGTTTGTCACTTTGACAAACTGCCTCTCAAGCCTCATATTCGCTCAGACAGACGGAGCCCGCCAGTGCCAAGAGTTCGCTTCATAGTCAGCTTCGAGTTACCCCCGGCCGCGACTATCAAAGAATGTCGCGAGTATGTCGAGGACGCCGTCTCCTCCATGAAGGGGAGCCGGGAGCCGCCTAACCAGGACAACTGCTGGACGGGCGATCCCGTCTGGGGCATCGACAGCGACACCATCACAGTAACCCACATAAGGAAGTCCCGTGGCAAACGCAGCTAACCTCGCTAAGGACGCCCCCATCCGTATGCTCATCACGGGGTTCCCCGGTACGGCGAAGACGGGCGCGCTCGCCTGTCTCGTCAACGCCGGGTTCAAGCTCCGGGTGCTGGACTACGACGGCAACTACGCGCCCCTCCTCCAGTTCGTGGACGAAGATAAGCTGAAGAACATCGACATCGTCACGCTGGAGGACAACATCGGCTTTACGGGCCAGTTCGTCGGCGTCAAGGGCGCCCCTACCGCCTTCGTGCGCGGGGTCCAGCTCCTCGACCGCTGGCGCTACCCCGACGAGAACGGGACGGAGGTGGACGCTAAGGGCGTCCGCTGGACAGACCTGGGTGCCTCGAAGGACTGGGGGCCGGACACCATCGTCCTGCTTGACGGCATCACGGGTATGGGCGAGGCCTCAAAGGCGCGGGGTATGTTCATGGCGAACAAGACCCCCCTGAACATGACTCAGGGCGTTTGGGGCCTCGCCATGCAGGAGCAGATGAACTTCATCAAGCGCCTCACCAACGCCTCGGTCAAGCACCACGTCATCGCCATCGCCCACATGAAGATGATCGGGCCGAAGGAGATCGCCCAGAGCGACGACGCCGTCACGCAAGCCATCAAAGAGGCGCGAGCGGACCTAATTCCGACGCGCTTCCACCCCTCGGCATTGGGGAGGGAACTCCCTCCCACAATTGCTGGAGAGTTCCCCATCGTGGTCAACATCGAGTTGAAGGCGAAGGGGAACAAGGTCTACCGGCGCTTTAACGTGGTCCCCCGCGAGGATATGGACCTCAAGCTGCCGGTCAAGCAGATAGCATCCCTGGGCGAGTTGGGCCCACGTTCGGGGTTGCTCACCCTCTTTAAGGCCCTGGGGGCCAATCCCCCGCAACAGGAGAAAGCAGCATGACGACCACCAACTACCAGGACATCCTGAACGAGTCGTGGGACAACATCCAGCAGGTAGCGGTGCTGCCGATTGGCTGCTGGCTCCTGCGGTGCCGCAACGCCTCCATGCAGCCCCCGAAGGGCGAGGGCAAGTCCCCCTCCGCGCTCTTCGTCTACGAGGCGGTCGAGCCCATGGAGGACGTCGACCAGGGCGCCCTCGATGAGCTGGGTAAGGACTACAAGTACGCCGAGAACCGCATCTTCAAGCGCTTCTGGGTGGAGAACGGCGCCGACAAGGATGCCATCCGCGCTCACATCGAGAAGCACGGCATCTCCTGCGAGGGCATGACCATCGGCGAGAGCCTCAAGGCGGTCAAGGGCCTCGACGTGGTGGCCTACCTCACGCAGCGCCAGTTCACCTCTGGCGGCGAGACGAAGGTCGAGAACGAGCCGCAGAACTTCGTGGCGGCCGACTAAGGGCAGCGCGCAGCACGTGAGTAGCGGGCCCCAGGGGAGGGGGCGTTGGTTCCCCCTCCCCGCCCCTACCAGGAGAAGAACATGACCCTGTTCGCAGCCTACGTCCGCTTCCTCGCCATCCTGTCGATACTCCAGATGACCAACGGCCTCTACCTGCTGTGGGGTCTGGGCGTCGCCACGTTCTGGGGAGGCGTCTTCACCGCCATCTTCGCCTTCGCGGAGTTGGTCAATCGAGAGGAGCCAGGCAATGGCAGCTAAAGGAAAGGGGTCGCCCCTCGGCCGCTCCGCACATACCGGCAAGGCTCGCGCCGCTAACGCCGCGAAGCTCGCCCGGTTGCGCGGGGAGGAAGCGGGGACCCCCAGGAAGCGCTCTAGCTTCGACGCGGCGGTGAACATCGCAAAGCGCTTCAAGCCGGAGAAGGAGCCCAAGAAGTGAGCCCCACAACCGAAGCCCTCCATCTCATCATCAAGCTCATCACCCTGCAGCACGCAACGGGAGTGAGCTTCGGGACTTGGCCTGATGCGGACATCAACCGCCTCCAGGAACTCGCGGCGGAGTTGCCCAAGTGAAGCCTGAGTTTCCCCCGGTCGCCGAACGAGAGGTGCCATCGCAGATGCCCGCGAGCGGGCGCTGCAAGCTAGCCTTTGTCGGTGAGGCGCCGGGGGATGAGGAGTGTGAGAAATTCCGCCCCTTTGTGGGGCCCTCTGGTCGCGTCTTCGACGCCCTGTTGAGAGCTGCAAGTATCGACAGGTCTGAGGTTTACGTGGGCAACGTTTTTTCCACGAAGCTATCGGAGAACAAGGTCTCGAAGGAGCGGGCGATCCGGGGTGCCGGGTGGGAGCCGTTCGTGGCTCGAAACAGCGAGCGTCTGGCGGGCGAACTCGCGACAGTAAGGCCGAACGTAGTGGTGCCGTTAGGCGGCACCGCCCTACTGGCCCTGCTCGGCACCCCGTCCATCGCTAAGTGGCGCGGCGGACTCTGCTATGGGGTAGGTCCCTACTCGCAGCAGAAGCTTCTCCCGACGTGGCACCCCGCAGCGGTGCTGCGGCAGTGGAACCAGTTCCCCATCTGCATCGGGGACTACATCAAGGCGGCATCGGAGGCCGAGAAGGGGCCCCGGATCGACTACCCCAACCGGGTGCTCAACATCGCGCCCACCATACAGGAGGTTGAAGATGCGCTGGGTCGCTACTCATCCATGTCTGGGCTGCTCTCCTGCGACATTGAAACTGGATGGGGACAGATCAGAGGCGTCAGCTTCGCCCCCAATGAGGAAGAAGCGATCTACGTCCCATTCATCAGCTTGGCGACTATCAACCGCTCTTACTGGGCGACACCTGCGCTTGAACGGCGAGCCTGGGAAGCGGTCAAGCGTTGCCTTGAGAGCCCAACACCGAAGCTGGGGCAGAACTTCGTCAACTACGACGTTGTCTGGCTCCTCTCCAAGATGGGCATTAAACCAGCCCGCGTTAGTGAAGATTTGCGGCTACTCCACAAAGCTGTGGTTCCCGAACTACCTGCGTCCCTCGCGTTCATGGCGTCGGCGTACTCAAAGCAAGGGGCCTGGAAGGCGTGGGTGAGCCACGGCGGTGCGAAGAAGGCAGAGCGTGAAGAGAAGCGAGACGAGTGAAAGGACGACGGACATGCAAGTGATGAGTGACAAGGAACTGGCGATGGGCTTCCTCAAGGGCCTGGAGCCGATGGCGGCGAAGATGCTGGTGGCGTTCATCGCCGAGCGCGGGAAGAGCGCCAGCGACGGGGAGATGCAGGACACCTACGACACGGTGATCTGCCTGAGCGGCGCCATGAGCATGAAGCGTCAGGCGGACGCCTTAGAGAGGCTGAGCAAGATCGTGGCCTCCTTCGCCCTCATGACGGCGTTGAAGGACCCGGAGAACCGGAAGATCGTCGAGGAGGTCACGGCGAAGCGCGGCAAGCTGCTGGGCGGCCCGGTCCCCAACGGCGCGGGCACCTCGCCCCCTCCCTCGGAGCCCTACCCGACGAAGACGGAGGCCCCGAAAGATGCCGACTGAGCGCGCACTCGGCGCTCACCGGGAGTACATCCGCCAGCCTGACGGGAGCTGGCGGGTGGACCCCTGGGACGGGCGCACCCTGAATGACAAGGTCGAGGGGCTGCTGGATTTCCTCGGGATGCGGGGCGGGGTCCCCCTCTCGGCGGAGGCGGCCCTCACCAGCATCGCCATCACCCTGCGGCAGCTGCTCGCGCGACTGGAGGCCCAGGAGCGCGAGGCGCAGCGGAAGGCGGAGATGAAGGAGGCGATGCGCTGGATGGACTTCGGCGTGAAGACCGTCGATGGCAGCGAGGGGAAGCCGAAGCCGACTGAGGTGATCCACCTCCCAGAGGGGGTCACGCAAAAAGAGCTAGTGGAGGCCCTGCAGTACGTGCTGGGCGGCAACTTTAGAGGATGGCCAACATGAGGTTTGACAACGACGAGCCGCCTGTGTCGGGGTTGGAAGTGCTAGTGTTCATCGTGATACTCTTCCTCCTCATGTCCATCGCGCGCAGCTGTACAGAGCCCATTCCCCCATTGTAAGGAGGTCGAGATGCTCTTCAAGACGCTAGTTGGCTTCGTGGTGGCGCTCAAGACGACCCTCCGGGGCCGCGCCCACGCCCTGGACCTGGAGGGGGTCCGCCTCGTCCTCTACGTCCCCTCCTTCGGGGCGAAACAGACCATCGTGGAGGCGATGAAGACGGACGTGCGGTTCACCCTCACTGCGCCGGATAAGCTGGGCTCCTCGCACTGCGACTGGCAGATCGAGGGCGTCCCCTTCGATATCCGCGTTACCCGGCCCGAGCACGTCGTCCCTCGCCGGTGGGAGGATTGATGGACCGCCTCCCTGAAACGCTCTGCCTCGGCCTCGCCCTCATCTTCGGCACCATCGGCGGGCTCCTGCTCTGGTGGTGCCTCTCATGAAGGTCAACCTAGAGCAGGCCCAGGCGCTCACCGGCGAGTTGAAGTTCGCGGCCTATGCCTGTCTGGACACGACAGGGACCCGCGAGATATTCGACGTGCTCCGGGCGCGGGTGAACCCCGACCAACTGCGCATCTACGAATGGAACAAGAGACAGCTGGCCCCTTCACTCGCGATGACCCTCCGGGGCCTGCGGGTGGACGGGCCAGCTCGTGAGGCCAGCGCGAAAGCGCTGGCCACCGAACTCAAGGCGCTCAACGCCCGCATCGCCTTCCTCCCCGCCGTGCTGGAGCTATGGGACGGGTGGGAGCTAGAGACGGGCCCCTGCGACGTGGTGGCCTTCGCCCCGTCTGGAAAGAGGAAGCTGCACAAATGGCCCAGACCCCCCGTCAAAGGCGAGAAGCTGCCTACCGAGAATATGACGTGCTTAGTGTGCCTAAAGCCCCGAAGAAAATACAAGCCCTTCGAGGCCGGTTCCGACGATCAAGTAAAGCATTTGCTGTACGACTTGCACAAGCTCCCTCACCGTTACAACAAAGAGGGAAACCTCACCACGAATGAGGAAGCCCTCATGTCGCTGGTGGAGATGGAGAGCCCCCGCAAGTGGAAAGGAACACGCGCCCTATGTCAGGCCCTTCTGGAACACCGGGACCTAGTGAAGCAGCTGGGCTTCCTCAATGCAAAGCTATCTCCTGCTGGCCGTTTCCATGCAAGTTTCAACGTCGCGGCCGCCTGGACCGGGCGCTGGTCAAGTTCGAAGGACCCCTTCGGCGTTGGAAGCAACTTGCAGAACGTCGGCGAACAACACCGGCACATCTTCCTCGCGGACCCTGGGATGACGATGTTCTACGCCGATCTGAAGACGGCGGAGTCGCTACTCGTCGCATACCTGAGTGGTGAGCTGGGCTACATCGAGGCGCACAAGGGCGACGTCCACACCTATGTCTGCAGGCTGCTGTGGCCAGATGTCGCATGGACTGGAGACATCCACCGTGATAAGAAGATCGCGTCTTCGACCCTTCCCGCGTGGGACGACGTCCCCGGCCACGATCTTCGCTTCCAGTCGAAGCGTGTACAACATGGGTCTAATTATGGGCTTACACCCTACGGTATGGCTCGCATCGCTCACATACCTGTGGCGGTCGCGGCTGCGGCCCAGAAAAGCTACTTTGAAGCGTTTCCGATGATCCGCGAGTGGCAGAAGTTCATCGCCGGGGAGGTGAAGGAAAGCCGGCCCTTGTACAACCACCTACGGCGCGTCGTCTGGCTGATGGGCCGCCCCTGGGACGACCACACGAGGAAGCAGGGCCTGTCCTTCTCGCCCCAGGGCGGGGTGGGGGACATCCTCAACATCGGCCTCTATCGCATGTGGGACTGGCACGACCCGCACCTGATCCAGGTCCTCGCCCAGGTCCACGACGCGGTCCTCGGCCAAGTCCCATCCGACCTTGTACTAGATGTGGTCCCCACCATCCGCGCCTGCATGACCGTCAAGAACCCCGTGACGGACTTCCGGGGGGTGACCCGCGAGATGATTATCCCCGTGGAGGTGGCCGTGGGACAGAACTGGGGCAAGCACCATCCCGAGAAGAACCCACTCGGGTTGAAGGAGGCGGCGTGAGGACGGAAACGATAATCGCAGTACTGGAGGTGTGCCTGCGGGCGCAGATCGAGCGGCCCGAGCTGCCCATCTTTCCACCCCACATCCGCGAGCTGATGAGGAGGCTACCGCAGTGAACAGACAGACGGCAAAGAAGGCGCCGCCGCGCCGTGGCAGGCCCCCCGGGGTGACCGCGAGGCGGCCTCCTGCTAGGGTCGCCAGGACGGGCCCACCCCTATCTCCGAGGAGCCGCATGGGCCGCTATCCCCTCTCTCACCTTTCCGACGCCGACTTCGCAGGCATCTTCCAAAACCAAGGGCCCGCCGAGATGGCCCGTAATTTCACCTGCTCCGTCCAGGCGGTGCAGAGCCGGAAGATGAACGTGGAGGCGAGGCTGGGCATCATCCTCACCGGCCCTAACTCCAAGAGCGAGAAGATCGAGCTATCCAAGCCCTTCCTGTCCCACCCCATCGAAGATGGGGTGGTTTTGGTGGGTAGCGACGGGCACTACTGGCCAGGGGCCGTCTCGACCGCGCACCGCGCCTTCGTCGCCTTCATCGAGGAGATGAAGCCCTCGGCCGTCATCTTCAACGGGGACGCGCTGGACGGGGCGACCATCTCCCGGTTCCCACCCATCGGGTGGGAGAACCTGCCCACCCTGGAGCAAGAGGTGGAGGAGTGCCAGGTGCGGCTGGGGGAGATCGAGCAGGCGGCGGGGAAGAAGGCCCGCCTCTACTGGCCGCTGGGGAACCACGACAGCCGGTTCAACATGAGGCTGGCGGCGATGACCCCGGAGTTCAAGGGCGTCCAGGGGACGAGGCTGGTCCACCACTTCCCCGCGTGGGAGCCGTGCTGGGCCGTGGAGGTGGGCGGGAAAGGGGGCGCCGTCGTCAAGCACCGCTACAAGGGTGGTATGCATGCGCCGCATAACAATGCGCTTTGGTCGGGGCGGACCATGGTTACGGGCCACCTTCATAGTCAGAAGGTCACGCCCATCACCGACTACAACGGGACACGCTGGGGGGTTGACACTGGCTGCTTGGCTGCGGTGGGGGGCCCGCAGTTCGCCTACGCCGAAGCCAACCCCCAGAACTGGCGAGGCGGCTTCTGTGTGCTCACCTTCCGAGACGGCTCCCTTCTCCCCCCGGAGCTGGTTATGGTGATGGATGAAGAGGCGGGGGATATTTGGTGGAGAGGAGAACTCTATGTCGTCTGAAACCCAACCGACCCCGTCCAACGGGGCCCCGATCCAAAGCATCGAGCCGTCCACGGGGTCAGTGACCCCGGTCCTGGGCTACAAGGTGCAGACCGACGCGGCTATCGCGTTGGTTAACGAGCAGAAGCTCTCCGAGGAGGTCATCCTGCGCCACCTCGACAAGCTGAAGAAGGACAAGGGGATCGACCAGCGCTGGCTGAATATCTCCCGCACCCACTTCGAGCTAGCCTTCATGGCCCTCAACCGCTCCATCATGCGGCCCGGCCGCGTGCCCCTGCCAGAGGACAGCGCCTTCAATGCCGCACCCACTGCGCACTGAGCTAGGGGGCTTCTTCCTCCCCCAGGACCGCCTGTGGCGGGTGGAGGGGAAGGGGGCCAAGGGGCCGTGGGTGGCCGGCTTCACCGAGTACAACGGCGAGGTGACCGGCTGTTCCCTCATCCTCTGGAGCTGGGCCCAAAACGCTAGAGGTAACGCCCACTACATGATCGACCAGATGCGCAAGAAGGGCTTCAAGGTGGAGGCAGTTGATGAGACTACGGAGAACAGCTAAACTGCTGGGGCACTTTCTACCCCCCAGCCGTCCCGCCGACCAGGTGATCGGCGGGGAGGAGAACCCCTTCTACGAGCGGTGGTATCTCCTGCCGAAGAATTACTACTTCAACGTGATGTGTCACCGCTACCATCGGAGCGACGATGACCGAGCCTCCCACGACCACCCCTGGTGGAACCTGTCCTTCCTGGTTCGGGGCGCCTTTATGGAGTGGGGCGGACGGTACGATGAAGATGGTGTATCTCTGCGTATGCAGGGGGACGTGGTTTACAGACGACCAGAGGCCGCCCATCGGATCGAACTGTTCCAGGTTAGGCCTGTGGCCCCCGTTACCCTCTTCGTCACCGGACCAAAAGTGAGGGAGTGGGGCTTCTGGTGCCCCAAGGGCTGGCGCCACAATCGCGACTTTGTCAAGGCCGGGGACGATAGCCGGATCGGGAAGGGGTGCGACTGATGCTGGAAAAGCTCTATAGACGGTATCGGTACGGTGATGTAAGCTGGACGCCACCACTATCGGAGAGAGTTATGAGAACCTACGACGCAGCGAAGATCAGGGCCGGGAGTGCCAAGAGGGGGGTCGCCCTGGGCTTCCTCCTCATCGGAGCCGTCCTGCTCGGCGGGTACGGCCTGCTGCAGTGCGCCCGGGACCAGGGGAAGACTACGGTCAAGCCCAAGCCCGGGACGACCCAGCCCGCCACGAAGCCGGCCCCGCAGAAGCGCCCGGCCCAGGTGAAGCGGGCCCCTGCCCCTGCGCCGCTGGCCGACCAGATTTTCAGGGGGCACAGCCCCAACTAACGACGGAGACGGGAAATGGAACTTATCCTGACTATCCCCATGGTGCGCGACCAGCTGGAGCGGCTTGCCGCGAAACCTGACACGCCATCCCACATCGCCAAAGAGATCGAGAGCCTCATCCCCCAGCTACGGCGCCGGAGGATGGAGCCCTACAAGCCGAGACTGCGGGTCAAGCGCACGACGGAGGCGCAGATCGCGGCCATCAAGCGATTGCACGCCGAGTTCCCCAACCAATCGCTGGACTGGATTTCCAAGAAGGTCGGGGTCAACATCTGCATCGTCAGCCGCCATATCCACGGCGAGCGTGCGGACGCGGCGAGGGCTTCCATGGAGGCCAACGATGTCCGACATTGAGGAGACGCTGAAAGAGCGAGGCGCCCGCTACGGGCGCTTCGCCGACCACGCGGTCATCGCCCAGAAGCTCCGGGACGCGATGCGCTTCCATACCAACTGGGATAGGCTCGCCCCGGATCAGAAGCAGGCCCTGGAGACTATCGCGGACAAGATGGCCCGCATCCTCAACGGGGACCCCGACTACATCGACAATTGGCACGACATCATCGGCTATGCGAAGCTGGTCGAGGACAGACTGTTGGCTGACGTGGACAAAGCGCTAAAGGCGGCCCTGTAAGGGCCGCCTTGCCTAGTGGGAGCCAAGCACCTTCCCGCCGAAGGCGACGATGACTGAGATGGCGCCGGCGATGAGCGCCGTGTAAACCTTCGACTTGGCGTCAGCCGCGATCAGCTGCTCCTTCATGCCGTCCACGATCTTCTCCAACTCCTTATGGTTGGCCTCGTAGACCTCGCGGGGGAGATACGTGGCCTGCATCTCCTTCAAGCGGCCCGCCTCGTTGTTGAGCAGCTCAAGGCGACGGTGCATCTCCTGCGTGTTCAGCTCATAGGCGGTCTTCACGAAGGACATCCTTTCGTCGGAGGTCTTCTGCATCAAGTCCAGCCTTAGTGAGATCAACTCCTTAAGTGCTTCCACTTGATCGACGTCTTTCGGGCTCATTCGGCGTCTCCCTTCCTGAGCCCAGGCGACCTCCCTTTTGACGGTGGTGCATCCTGACGAGGGCGGTTCTTCAGGCGCCCCTCATGCTCAACGTTCATCTGTTGGATATTGCCGCGTCCGAGTAGCGGGCGGGTCTGCCCCGTCTCCATCAGTCGTTGCGCGGCCCCGCTCGCCTCTAGCATATCACGGAAAAGCTCGCGCCGCTTCGCAGGGTCCTTCTCCTTCTGGAAGGCCTTCTCTAGCCGCGCCGCCTCGGCCTGGACGGTGTCGATCTGGCTGCGGAGGTTCTCGAACTGCCGCGAGACGGCCGTCCCCTGGACCTCCTCGGGCCCCTCTGCGACCTTCGCCTCTGCCTCACCGCTTTCAGCGGTGAGGCCCGCAGCGGCACCAGCGCCGCCGAGTAGCTCGACGCGGCCCTTGTCCGCAAGCTCTTTCAGCTTCGCCGTGACCATCTTCCCGGTGATGATCGGCGG